TCAGACTCATCAAGGAAAGGGCAACCATGACCGCAGCGTTTGACCAGTTGGAAGCCGACAACAAAGCCCTTCGCGAAGCCGTCGCCGCTCGCATGGACGCGACGCCAGAGGACGACCCGAAGCGGCGTGGCTATTCCCCGATGGCCGCTTCTTTGGCCGGTTGCAAGCCTGCCCAGGAGGCAGCGGCCCGGTGCTTCGACACGACCGAGCAGGAGTCGCCGACCGAGATCGCTGACGCCGACGTGCCGTCGATCCCGGTGGACTGGATCCTCCAAGGGGAGCGGGAACTGAAGGGCGAGAAGGAACGCGAGCCGGTTGACATACGTCATACGGGGGACGGGCTGCTCGCGCCGCAGGATGACGAGACGCCCGCTGAGCGGTTGCTGAGAGACGCGATCGACGTGATCCGCGACCGCCGCCCGAAGTACGGCGGGCCGCTCCACCATTTCGCCCGCACGGTGGGCATGATCAACGCCGCATTCGCCGACGTGCTGAAACGCCCGCTGACCCCCGCCGACTGGGCAGTTGTCATGACGCTCGACAAGGTTGCTAGGCACATGGGGCCGAGCAAAACGACCGACACGCCGATCGACCTGGCTGGCTACGCCGCCTGTCTTGCCGAGTGCGAAACGCTGCCATAGCCCCTACGGTCACGCCAGGTTTTCGGCCACCTTGAAGGGTCGGAGGCTGACGTGATCGCTGCGGCTCACTGGCGTCGAGGCGGACCTGACGGGCGCGAACCCATCGCGGCTGCCGGTGAGGTCGTGTCGCTCGCCAAGAACTACACGAAGAGCCAGGAGTATTGGGGCAAGGTGACGAGCAAGCGGCCCGCGCCGCTGACCGCTTCGCATGTGCAACTGGTCGCGTTCCGCCTCGGCTGCTCTCTCGATTCCGCCCGCCGGGCAATCCTCATGGGGCTCGTGAAATGATCTCATCCGCTCCGCTGCAAGCCGCCTACGACCTCGTCTCGCTCGCCGAGAAGGTGCGGGCGTTTGTCAGCATCGCGAAGGTCAAAGCCGCTGGCGGGATCACGCTTGCGGAGTTTGGCGAGCTCGCCGTCGCCCTCATGCGGGTGGCGATTGAAGCGGCCGACGCGATCCCGGTCGACGGGGCCGAGCGAAAGCAGTTCGTTCTCAACGCCGTGGGCCTGTTGTTCGACACGCTCGCGGACAAGGCGATCCCCGCGCTCGCGTGGCCCGTCTGGATCATCATGAAACCGGCCGCCCGCCAACTGCTGCTTTTGGTCGCGTCCGGTGCCATTGAATCTCTGTTGCCCCTTGTGAGGAAAGCCCACGACGCATGATCTACGTCCTCCTGTTGGGCGGCGCTGCCGCTCTCCTCGTCGGCCCGATGCTCGCCCGCCGGGCTGCCCCTTCGCTCGGCCCAGAGCCGGCACCCCCGCCGCACCTCGCCCCGACCTACCAGTCGGCAATCGCTGACCTCGCCCACGTCCGCCTGCGTCTGCTCCAGACGGAGAGCCTGGCGGAAGCGGAGAAGAAGGCGATCGACACGCTGACGCTCGCCCTGGTCGCCGGGAGCGACAAGCCATGACAGACCGCGCCCGCTACACGCTCGCCTCGGCCCTTTTGCTCGGCTGCCTTCTTGCGTGGGCGTTAGAGAGCAGGCCCGCCCCGGCACCGGCCCCCGGCGGCGCTCTCGTCTTGCGTGGCAAGTTCATCGGCCCGACCGCTGCGGCCGACGCCGCGACCCTCGCAGCCTTTGCCGACGAGCTCGCCATTGAGATCGAGCACGACGCCGCCCAGGGCGAGCCGTTCTTCAAGACCGGCACGCAATACGACGAACTTCGCACGCGGGCGAGGATCCTGCGTTGCCGTGGCGAAAGCATCGGCGAGCGGCAGCCAAAGGTCAGGGAATCCATCGAGGCGTTTCTCGACGGGGCAGTCGGCAAGAGCGGTGGCCCGGTGAGCAAGTCGCAGCGTGAGGCGTGGGCGGCAGCGTATCGCGAGATCGGAAGGGCTGCCGGTGAAGCGACCCGTTGACGAGATTCGAGCCTGGCAGTTTGTCGGCGCGGCGGCGTTGCTATTCATCGCCGTCTACCTCGCCGTATCGCAGCGGCACACGCCGTCAGGATCGCAGTTTGGATACGCCCCCAACCCCGAGGGCGTGAAGGAGTTTCTGGCCGAGCTCGACCAGCCGCTCTTTCGTGACGCCGGGGCCGACACGATCGCCAAGGCGAAGGGCGTCGACACGTTCCTCTATCGCTCTGCCTACAAGGCTCACGCATCCCGCTACGGCAAGCCTTGGGTTTGCGGCCGGCAGGGGATCGGTGACTGCGTGTCGTGGGCCTGGGGCGAGCACGCCGTCTGGATCGCTCAATGCGTCGACTGGGAAACGGGGCGACTCGCCGATCCTCCGCTCCGCGTCAGTTCCGAAAGTTGTTACGGCGGCTCGCGCGTCGAGGCCCGCAACAAGCCCGAGGGCGGGGGCGGGTGGAGCGATGGCTCCTACGGCGGCGCGGCTGCCCGCTGGTTTCGCGACTGGGGCGTCATCTATCGCCAGCCCTACGACGGCGTCGACCTGACGGACTATTCCGCCGACCGGGCGAAGCAGTGGGGCAACTGGGGCAACGGCGGCCAAGGCGACAAGGGCAAGCTCGACGCGGTCGCAAAGAAGCATCCGACGAAACATGTCGCCCTCGTCCGCAACTTCGACGAGGCGGCGGCCGCTATCGAGGCGGGGTTCCCGGTCGCCGTCTGTTCGATGGTCGGCTTCGAGAATGTCAGAGGACCGGATGCGTTCGCCGCCGCGCGTGGGCAATGGGCTCATGCGATGTGCTTCCACTCGGTGCGCTACGCGAAGAACGGCTCGCCCCGCGACGGGCTGTTGTGTCAAAACTCATGGGGCCCCAGTTGGATCAGCGGCCCGAAGTGGCCCGCCGATATGCCCGAAGGGAGTTTCTGGGTCGATCGCCAGACGGTCGACCGGATGCTTGCCGGGCTCGATAGTTTCGCCGTGGGCTCTGTCGCCGGTTTCGGCTGGCGCGACCTCCATCACGGCAACTGGCTCATGCCCGCCGTCAACACGCTCACTCGCAAGCCCAACCCATTCCTCGATTACCAACTCGCCCCATGATCCAACTCACCAACAAGCAACTCGCCATTGTCTGCCTCGTCTGCATGTCTGCCGGATGGTGGCTCTCGTCGTCGCCCTCGTCGCCGGTCAACCCGACGCCCGCGAATGACCGCCCCGTGCTCCGGTGGATCGCCAAGGCGGCGAAAAATCTTCTCTGGATCGCCCTCATCGCGGAGCAGCCGCCGAAGGAATCTCGCCTCGTGCAGCACCAGGTCGGCGAGGACGGGCATCCCGTGATCGACCACGCCAGGAGTTTCTAGCCATGTGGGAATGGATCCTGGCGACGCTCGCCGCCCTGTCGGCTGACCCCGTGTCGGCAAGCCTCGAACACCCGAGGGCTGCCGCTGCGGTCGCCGCTGCACGGGCCAGCATGGTCGCCGGGGATGCCGCCCCCGCGCCGACGCCCGCCGAGTGCGTCTGCGGCCGGACGTGCGTCAACGGCGTCTGGAAGCCTGACGGCCGTGTAGAGCAGCGATGCACCTGCACTTGTGAGCGGTGCAAGAAAAAGCCCGGCTGCCCAGACGGAAAGTGCCGCGTGCCGGGAGCGTCGCCCGCGTCTGGTTCACCGGCCATGCCTTGATGCTGGAGGTGCGGTGGGCGACGCTCTCGATACGCTGACGCTTCGTGAATTATGCGACGCCGTGCGCGAGCAGATCGGCCCACGCGCCGCCGAGCTTGAGCACACCTGCGACGTAATCGTCACCGAAATCTGCCGCTGCTGGCCGGAGCGGACGATGGCAGAGATCGCGGGCAAACTCTCCTGCGCGCGAGCCGCCGACGACGTGCTCGACGCGATCGCCGTCACGACCGCGAAGGTGCGGGAGAACATTGAAGCCCGGTGGGGCTGCAAGCCCTCGCACAAGGCGGCCCTCGACCTAGTGCTCCGAGCCTGCGTCGTTGAGTTTGCGAACCTCTGGTTTAGTTGCCCCGAGGCCCGCATCGGGATCCGGGCCGTGCTCGCCATCGTGCGTCACAATCCCCGCGCCGCTTGACGCCTAAGCGAAAATCGCCCGCCATCATGTCTGACGTTCAGCGGACATTTTTCGGGCAGGACAAACCCAAGGCCGCCCCATGCCCAAACGCAAAGCCAAAAAAACTTCCCGCCGGAAAGCAGCCAATCCGAAGATCGGTCCCGGTGAAGGTCCGCGACTGGCTGACCCGGCTGACGCGAATCCACGCACACGCGAGATATACCGTCCGTCTCTTCGCTCATCCTGAGACGGCAGGCGGGCAGTCCCTAGAGGGCGAGACCTACGCTGCCCGCGCCGCCCGCTGCGACCAGACGCTTATCCACGACGCCTCCATGCTGATTCGAGACGAGGCTGACGCTATCGTCGCCGAGGTTCAGGCGGCAATGGACGCAGCCCCGAAGACGGCCGCGCTCCCCGGCACCAAGGCGAAGGTCGCCGAGATGGAAGCCAGGGCGAGGCGCGGGCAGTCCATATTCGTTGACCAGGATGCTAAACACGCCTGACGGCGCGTCGCGAGGCGGTCGTCTTATTCCTTTCCCGGCCGCCTCGCCGCCGTCATTCTGGTTATGCCGCCCAGGTCATAGACCAACGCGGAGGAGGCTTTACGTCGGCGGCGTCAAATCCAGTGCCGGCAGCAGATCCGGTGCGGACGGCCCTTGTGGCACGATCCGGGGATCGAGATAGCTCTTCTGCGTGATTGCCGGGCTGGAATGATCCGCCAATTTCTGTCCCGCTCCTGGGCAAGCGGCCTCCGCATAACTCACGGCGGCACGACGGATGCCGTGGAAGCCACGATACTGGACACGGGCGCGGCTGGCTATTCCCTGCATACGCTTCCACAGGAGGCACGGGTTGCGGTCCCACGGCCAAACGAGGGCGTTTGGGCTCTGGATGCGCCCCGACAGCCAAGAGGCCAGCGTGGGCGAAATCTGGCGGTCTAGGTCGCGGGTCTGGTTTTTCCGCGTTTCCGCCCGAAACGTGATGCGGCGGCCTGCCGTATCGACTTCCCGCCATTTGGTGTGCATCACGGCATTGATACGCTCGCCCGACTCCCACAGGCAAAGAAGCAGGCTCGACCACCAATCGCCCTCGGGGATGCCTGCAATCGTGCCGGTGAACCTCCTGGCCTCGCGGATCAGCAGGGCCACGTCGTCCGACGTGTAGGCCACGGGCACGCGGGCCGGGGCACGCATGATCGGCACCTCGGGGAAGTCGAGCATGGTGCCATTGCTGGCCTTCATCCGCTTACGGGCCGCGTACCGCCAGAGGGCCAGCAGCTGCACGCGGTCGCGGGCGGCCGTGGCCCGGCAGGTTTCCCGCTCACGGGCAGCAAGGAACCGGGCGACCGTTAAATCCGTTAGGTGGTCCAGCCTTGCCGGTTCGCCCAGGTGTCTATCGAAGTGCCTCAGGCTGACGTTGTAGCAGTTGATCGACTTCTGGCCGAGGCGGCGTAATGGGGCGTATTCCTGCGAAAAAAGGTCCGACAACATCATTTGGTGGTACTCCGTGTTGGGGGCTTTCCGCCTCCTGTATCTAGCCCACGATTCGGCGCGGGGCATCCGTGTCAGCTAGGTTGTTGAAAGTCCGGTTTCAGCCGCGAAAGGGGTCAAGTGGACTCCGCTCCATTGGTCAAGCGGCATCCGTACTTCAACGCTACGGATGCCGCCGCCAAAAGGCAAGCGCCTCTACGGGCGTTTGACGGTTCTACCGCACTCGGTAGTATGGAGGCATGAGCACCGTGGCATCCCCAGACAACAAGTGGGTTTCTGTATCCGAAGCGTGCGATCTCGCCGGCTGCACAGACGGCTGGATTCGCCATCTGCTCCGCGAGGGCAAGCTCGGCGGCTTCCAGGTCAACGAATGGACGTGGATGGTTGACCGTGCCGAGGCCGTCGCTCTGCGAAAGAATTTGTCCAGCCGCTCGAACGCGGCCAAGGACAAGCCCACGAAGCCTGCCTCGAAGCGCCGCCGAAAGAGCGCCTAGCACGGGGGAAACGACCCAAAAGATTTTTTTCTGAATTCTTCTTGACGGAACTACCGAACTTGGTAGTATCCCTCACATGAAAGGAGTCATTGTGAAACGCATCACTTGGACCGACGCCCTGCACGCCTTGGTTCTGATTCGTATCGGTCAGGACTTGGGAACTTACTCGCCCGCTCTCCGGGGAGTGCATGACGCAATCGAGTTGCTCGTGTCGGTCGCCAGCGGAATTTGCCGTTGACGGAACTACCGACTTTGGTACACAACTACCGAACTTGGCACAGAAAGGATTCTGAAATGGATGCACACAGCCGGGAATACGCCGCCGCCGCCGCAGGAATGCAAGAGACCTACGGCGACAACTTCGCCAAAGGCGACCACGTCACCTTCCGCCTCGCGAAGTGGGGCGAATCTTCATTCGATTCCGGTCGAGTGATCGACCACCACAACGGAAAGCTCCTCGTCGAGACCGACACCGACATCGTCGAAGTCGACCCCCGACCGTGGCCCGTGGGGAATCTTCTTCCGTTCTAGGAAACCCCCGGAGGATCCGGGCGCAGGAGGTTGATCTGCCGCAGACTCAGGACGACGAAGCGGCTGTTTTCAGGACGCAAACACGAAAGGACATCGACAGATGGCTGAGTCAGCCAAGGTGATTACCGATGAATCGGACGTTCCGGCAGGCTATGTGCCGCTTGCCAACTGGGCAGACGACGGGGTCAACCATAAGCGTCTTTCGGACGCTCACAGCACTGGAAGGGTGCGCGCCGTCAAGCTGATGCGAACAGTCTCTGAGGCGCGTACTGGGAAGGTGTGGGTGAACGAGGCTGATGCCCTGAGATACATCGAGCAACTTGAGGGACTGCGCAAACCCAAGGTCCAAGTCCCTGCTAGCGATCAATCTTCTTCGGAAGCAGACGAGAGCAAGTGCGAAAGCGACTCAATTGCTTATCAGGCCGCTGACATCAGGCTTTCGCTCACCAAGTGCTGCGCTTATCTGGGCGACATCTACGACGTGCTTGAGAGCATCGCACGGGCGACTGAAGCAACCGCAAAGGCGGTCGAGGAGATAGCAACGCAGCCCAAGACGCCGCAGCAAGAACTGCTACGCGCCGTCGGTGGCAACGGGTTTCACAACTGAGGGTTCCATTTCCAGAAAGGGAAACAATGAGCACGGAAATCAGCACAAACACGGCGCCAGCGAGAGGGTTGGCTCTCGCCTCGCACGAAGAACCATCGTTCGACTCTCTCGTCAGCATGGGCGATGCCCTGCGGCGCACCGGCTTTTTGCCGAGCCACATCAAAGACGGCGTCTCGTTCGCTGCGATTGTCTTGATGGGCCGCGAGCTCGGCATGGGGACGATGGCTGCCTGCCGAAAGCTCCAGGTCATCAAAGGCACCGTGACGGAGCGGGCCGACTCGCAGTTGGCGCGGTTCAAGTCGTGCGGCGGACGGGCTCAGTTCAAGGAACTGTCTGAGGGCAAGGCAGTCGTCTGGCTGCGGCACCCCAACGGCGACGAGCACGTCGAGACGTTCACGATGGAGGACGCGAAGCGGGCTGGACTGGCGTCGAATGACAACTACGCCAAGCACCCGAAGGCGATGCTTCGCAGCCGGGCGATCACGGCGGGGCTTAAGAGCCTCGGCTGGGAAGGATCGGTTGGCATCTACGACCCAGACGAGATTTCGGACACGACGCCAGAGCCCGCCCCAGCGGGCGGGGCTTACGCCCAGTTCGTCAAGCCGCAGCCCGAGCCCGTCGTCGTTCGCCCCAAGTTCAACGACACGCTCGCGACGGAAACGCCGCTGGGCAAGGCTCGCATCCTCGTCAGCAAGGCCACCACGGTCGAGCGGCTGGAGAAGCTCCGCAGCACGGCAGACGAGCGGCTGGGCGACGGCACCTTCACCCGTGACGAGCACAAGAGCCTGTGCGATCTCATCCACGGGAAGCTGGACATCTTGTTGAACGCTCAAGACAGCGGCACCGAGCACTTTGACGGGCAAGAGGTCGAAGCGGAGGCCAACGCCCGATGAGCTACATCAGCACCTTCGCCTACATCGAGGAAGAGGCCCGCCGAGAAGAGTCGGACATTCGCATGGGCGACCGTCCGCCGATCCGGATGCCCTCGCGGGTCAGCAACGGCGGATTCCAGCCGATGCCGATGGCGACTCTCACCCCCGAGCAGGCGAGGGCTGCTGGATGGGACTTGTATCGAGCAATCGTCGCTCTCGACCAGGTGCTCGCGGAGCGCGGGCAGTTGACCGACGCGATCGTCGTCAACGTCTGGGGCGGCGCGAGAGCCACCGTTAGACGGGCAAGCAAAGTCGAGGCAGTCGCAGCCTCAGAGCCGGAAGACGGCAGCGACCCGCAGCGGGAGTCGGAAACCACCGCAGTCGACGCCAGCCGAAACCCTTCATCTCCAGGCGGGTGAGTCGACGGTCTGCCCCACCACACGGGGCCAATACACGGAGGTTTTATGTCGGACTATTTCGTTGAAGCACCGCTACCGCTGTTCACCCAGCGAGCCCCAGCCGCACGCGGCTCGATCACATCGGCACAGGCGGCCGACTCCCTCGGGCCGGCGACGCTCAACGCCATGCAGCGGCGCGTGCTCGAACTGCTCCAGGCGACGCCAGAAGGGCTGACCGACGAGGAGATGCAGAAGCGGCTAGGCATGAACCCGTCAACGCAGAGGCCACGGCGGATCGAGCTTGCACGGCGCGGGCTGATCGTCACGGGTGGCACCAGGAAGACCGCGAGCGGGCGGAATGCGGATGTGTGGAAAGCAAATGCGACGGTTTCAGGCTGAAAAACAAGGAGTTTGCTAAGTGATCGCGTCAGAGATGCAATTGCCAATGGTTTTCGATCCACATCAAACCGGAGGCACCGACATGGCTAAGAAGCAACCAACCGCCGTCAAGGCGATGACTGGCGAGGTCAAGAAGCTCTGCACGCAACTCAAGAAGCTCGGCACCGACGACGCCGTGGCGTTCCTCAACGAAGCAAGACGGATGCTTCACGAGGCAAGCCCGTTCAAAGACGAGCCCGTCGACCTAGTGCTATGGGTCAAGAACGAGACCGTCCAGGCGAACGACTACAACCCGAATAGCGTGGCCCCGCCAGAGATGAAGTTGCTTGAGCACTCCATCACGGAAGATGGCTACACGCAGCCGATTGTTTCGTGGCAACGCGACGACGTGCATGAAGTGGTCGACGGCTTCCACCGACACCGCGTCGGCAAGGAAAGCGACCTCGTGCGCGGGCGCGTGCTCGGCTACTTGCCTGTCGTGTCGATCAACAACACGCGGCTAGACAAGGGCGACAGGATGGCGGCGACCATCCGGCACAACCGCGCACGCGGAAAGCACCGCGTCGATGCGATGTCTGAGATCGTGATCGACTTGAAGCGCCGCCGATGGTCCGACGAGAAGATCGGCAAAGAGTTGGGAATGGATCCCGACGAGGTGCTGCGGCTCACGCAGGTGAGCGGGCTGGCGGAACTGTTTGCCGACCGCGACTTCTCGCAGGCGTGGGAAGCGGAGCGAATTGAGGAGGAATTAGATGAAGGCTGATCTTCGCCCATACACCGAATGGGAGGACTGGCGGAACGGAATGTACCGGGACGTTTCCCGCGAAGAAGAGGAGCGGCTCGTGCAGGCAGCCGCCGGGCTTCTAGCAGACGTACACCGTCTTTCTGCGGCAATGCGAGAAGTGACGACGGAGTGGAAGCACGCAAGCGAGGCCAATCTCCATGAGCCGCCCAACAACCGGGCATGGCTTGGGCAGGCGGCGTGCGCGTTTGCCGCAAACGTGCCTGAACACTTGACGAGGGCCGCTTGGGGCCGGCTGACAGACGGCCAGCGAGTCGAGGCAAACAGAATCGCCGACCGCGTGATTAACGAGTGGAAGTACCGCACGCGGCGAAGCCCGCAAAAGGAGTTTTGTTTCGATGCCTAAGAGAATGCTTGGAAAGAACGTCCTAGAGGCGGCTCGCGAGCGGATCGCGTGGACGTTCGACAACTTCGAGCGAATCTACTGCTCATTCAGTGCTGGCAAGGATTCGACGGCCATGATGCATCTCGTCATGGAAGAGGCGAAGCGCCGCAATCAAACGATCGGCGTGCTGTTCATTGACTGGGAGTGCCAGTTTTCGATCACGATCCAGCACGCCCGCAAGATGTTCGACCAGTACGCCCAATGGATCGAGCCTTACTGGGTTGCCGTCCCGATGACGACCTGGAACGGCTGCTCCCAGCACGAGCCAGAGTGGATTGCGTGGGACGAAAACAAGACGTGGGTTCGCGAGAAAGAGGACATCTCGATCAAACGTGGCGATTTCTTCGACTTCTATGTGCCAAACATGATGTTTGAGGAGTTCGTGCCGCTTTTCGCTCAGTGGTACGGGCGCGGCAAGCGAACGGCCTGCTTCGTTGGCATACGCACGCAGGAAAGCCTCAATCGCTTTCGCACGGTCGCCCGCGACAAGCCAATGCTTGACGGCAAGCCGTACACCACAAACGTGGTCGACGATTGCTGGAACGTCTATCCGATCTATGACTGGCAGACGGAGGACATCTGGACCTACGCCGCGAAGAGCGAGACGACCTACAACCGGCTTTACGACCGGATGCACCAGGCCGGAATGACGATCCACCAGATGCGGATCTGCGAGCCGTTCGGCGACACGCAGCGGCAAAGCCTCTGGCTGTATCAAGTGGTCGAACCAGAAATGTGGGCCAAGCTCGTCGAGCGGGTGGCCGGGGCCAACACTGGCGCCCTCTACGGAAACGAGCGCGGCAACATTCTTGGCAAGGGCGACATCGCTTGCCCTAAAGGCCATACATGGAAGTCCTACGTTCACTTCCTGCTCGGCTCGATGCCGCCTCGCACGTCAGAGCACTACAAAAACAAGATCGCCGTCTACCTGAAGTGGTGGAAGACGAGGGGGTATCCAGAGGACATCCCGCACGAGGCGGACAGGAAACTCGAAACGCTCGGCAAGGCTCCAAGCTGGAGGAAGATCGCCAAGTCAATTCTTCGGAATGACTACTGGTGCCGCTGGCTTGGGTTCAGTCCGACGAAGACGGCCGCCTACCAGCGTTACATGGACCTCATGAAGAGGCGGCGCAAGGAATGGAAGATCTACGAACCGGAGGCCAAGGATGGCGCAGCAGGTTGACCATTACATCCCGTTCTTCGGTCGAGACTTCTACGCTTCGACGGCCATGTGGACGGCTGCCGAAGTGGGCCACTACATCCGCCTCCTGGTCATCCAGTGGGATAGCGGAGCACTGCCTGCCGAGCTTGAACGGCTGGAACTGATCTCCCCAGGAATCTCGTCTGTATGGGAGTTGCTAAAGACCAAGTTCCCGACGTGCGACGACGGCCACCGACGCAACGCTCGGATGGAGGAGCACCGGGCAAAGGCACAGGAGTTGAAGGCCAAGAGAGCCCAGTCAGGCCGTAGCGGGGGAAGCAAAAGCCAAGCAAACCGCAAGCAAACTTCAAGCAAAACCCAAGCAAACGGCCAAGCAAACGGCCAAGCAAAAACGAAGCCTCCATCTCCATCTCCATCTCCATCTTCTTCCCTTCGGGAAGAAGAACACACACACCGCACGCGAGACGCAGGCGAAGACTTCGGGCATCAAGGCTGGGCAGCCGATGAGTGGGACCGCTTCCTTGCTGTCTGGAACGCCACCGAGCGGGCAGCCAAGTGGACGCCGCTTATGGCACCGGCTGGCTGGGTAGACCTAGCGGCGTCGCCCGGCTGGCTTGAGCGTGCTCGGCAGGCGATGGCCCGCCTGCCCGCCTGCAAGTTCTTCGAGAACCCGCTGGCGGTCACCAAGTTCTTCGAGTTCGTTGATCGCATCCTGGCTGGCGAGTTCGACAACGCCAAGAAACAGCGCGGCTACGGGCAGGCCGACGAGAAGCCTGCCCCGGTCGCATGGAAAGACCAGTACCAAGCCGCCCCGTACAGGCGACCCCGTGAGGTCGTCGCACTTGCCGAAGGTCTCAAACTCAAGGAAGAGAACACATGACCACCAAAGCCCCCACCGCCCCCGAGCCGATTACCGACGCCGCGCGCCGCGTGTACGACGCAATCGTCGACTACATCGATTCGCATGGGTACGCCCCGACCGTCCGCGAGCTTTGCGGGCTGCTCGACATCGCCTCGCCTAACGGCGTGGAGTGCCACCTAAAGACGCTAGAGCGGCGCGGCTGGATCGTCCGCACTGAGCGTCAGGCTCGCACCATTCGCCCGATTGGGGGTGAGCGATGAGCGATATGCCAGAGCTCCCAGCGCCGATGGTCGTGGCCGACATGTGCGCGATGCACGCCTGGCTAGACCACATCGACGACGACAGCCGGCTCTTGCATGAGCAGGCAGCAGACACGATTCGGCTGCTGATGCGGCGGTGCATCACGCTGGCACAGTCAATCGAACGCATGGAGGCGGCCCGGTGACGATCCACGACATCACGGCCCTCTCGTTTTTCGGCATGGCCCAGGCGGTGACGTTCGCCGCTGGGGTCTTGGTTGGTTCACTTTCTCGAAAGGATGCGAGCAATGACGACGACAGCGACCCGAAGAAAAACCCGGACTGGTGGCATACAGTTGGCAGCCAGCGACCTCGCTGCCGGGCTGCGAGCGGTTGCGGCCGCAGTGCCAACGCGAAGCCCGAAGCCGATTCTCGCCAACGTGCTGATCGCTGACGGCACGATCACGGCGACGGATCTCGAACTGCGGATCACGGCACCGCTGCCCGGCGCGGATGGCCCGCCGATCCTGCTGCCCTTCCAACGGCTCTCGTCGATAGTCAACAGCCTCGTCGGCTCTGACGAGGTGACGCTGACCGTCGACGGATCATGTTGCGTGGTGCAGGGCGGCAGCGGAACCTGGCGGCTCCCGGTCGAGGATGCAAAGGAATTCCCCTCTGGCGATTACGCCAACTCGAAGGCAATCGCCAAACTGCCGGCGGACCAGTTCGTTTCGATGATGAACGCCGTGCGGTTCGCGACCGACGCCGACAGCAGCCGGTTCGCCCTCGGGGCCGTGCTCGTCGAGTTTCGCCGCCCGAAGGACAAGGACGAGCCCTACGGCACGCTCACCTGTGTCGCCACTGACGGTCGCCGGCTCTGTGCCGCATCGTGCGAGATCGAGCAGGATTGCGACGACAGCGAAACGCTTGCCCCACGGGCTGCCATCGACACGCTCGTCAGGCTAGCCAAGGGGGCCGAGGCGGTGCAACTTGAGACGACTGGACGCGAATTGGTCGCCACGGTCGACGAGACGATCGTCAGGGCCAGGCTCGTCGATGGGCGCTTCCCGCGCTGGCGTGATGTCGAGAGCGAGCACGCGGTCACGCCGTCGCTGGTCGTTGCCGGGGCTCTCACGCACGCCTGCGAGATGGCGGCGATCTGTGCGAGCGAGGCGTCGAAGGGGACAGACTTCACGATCTCGAAAGAGGGTCTGTTTCTCAGCAGCCGCTCGGCTGAGTTCGGCGAATCGTCCGCGACGTGCGAACTGGTGGAGGCGGGCCACGCCTGCACTGTGAAGCTCGACCCACGCTTCGTGCTCGGGTGGCTTCGCTGCGGCAGCATCGACCCTGCCGAGACGATCACGCTCATGGCGAAGGACGCCGAGAGTTCTGTGATCCTGCGGTCGGAGGACGTTCGGACAGTCATTATGCCGCTTGCGAAGGACGGCTGATGGAGCGTCGCTATTACCACATCACCGAGGGCGAACTGAAACGTCTCTGGGAGTCGCGGATGCTGGCGAAAGACATCGCCAAGCACTTCAACGTCTCTCGCGAGTTGATTTACGCCGCTCGGAAGTTTTTCGGATTGCCTGACCGCGACCCGGTTCGAGCAGACGAGGTGCCAGATCCAACGCCGGAAGAGATTCGAGCCCGCAAGCGGGAAGTGCGACGAAAGCACTTCGCCTCGAAGCGGTCCGAGGCTTGACGGCCAAACGATGATGGCGAGCGGAAAAAGACCCACCCCCACCCCTTGTGAGGTTCACGGATGAGAAGTTTTTTCCTGGCGGTTGCGATGATTTGCGGCGGCGTTGCCCTGGCTGACCAGTTCGTCGTCACGACGACGATCACGACAGCGCAGGAGGACGCCCAGACGATGGCTCGCACGGGCGTGTTGCGTCACTGCGGACGCGCGGGCGGCCGGCGAGAGGGTATCGGCATGGGGCCGACGCCACAGGCGGCAGAGCGAAACTGCTGCTTCTACGGACGCTACAGGATCGTCGAGAAGGGCGTCGCATGGTCGCCCGTCAAGCGTGCCTACTTCGCGGTGATTCGCTACGAGTGATCACGTTTGTCGTACAGGGCGAGCCCGTCCCGCAGCCGAGGCCGCGCGTCTCGACTCGGGGCGGGTTCGCTCGTGCGTATGTGCCATCGACGCACCCAGTTCACGCCTACCGCCAGAGGATCGCCGCAGAGGCCACCAAGGCGGGACTAGAGCCGCAAAGCGAGCCAGTCGAGGTAATCGTCGAAGCGGTCTTTGTGCGGCCCAAATCGCACATGACGAAGAAGGGTGTGAAGCCAACAGCACCGAAGTTGCCGCGACCAGACGTGGACAACATCGCAAAGGCGATCCTTGATTCGCTTCAGGACGTGATGGGCGACGACACAAACGTCAGGCTGTTGACTGTTGGGAAAGCATATGGAAACGAATCACGAACAACAGTGAGCGTGAAGTGCGAAAAGCCCTAGAAAACAAGGGCGAAACGTATGCGATATGCGAAAAACACGGGGAAAACGCTACATTGCCAAAATGGCACCCCCAGATATGGGGGCAGATCAAAAGGTACTTCCGGCGAAATCGACGGGAAGCCTCCACGGCGAGCCTCCCAATTATGACACTTTCTTTCTTTCTTCCGCCCCCTTCGGAGCCCCTGTAGATCATGAAAATCCGCGACAGAATCCGCGAACTTCGCCGCGTCTCTGCGTCTGAATTGCGGCCAAACCCGAAGAATTGGCGGACGCACCCGCAGGCCCAGGCGGACGCCCTCAAGGGGGTGCTCGCCGAGGTGGGCATCGCTGACGCCGTGCTGGCCCGCGAGCTCGAAGACGGCTCGCTGATGCTCCTCGACGGGCATCTACGGGTCGAGACGATGGGCGACCAGATCCTCCCGGTGCTCGTGCTCGACGTTGACGAGGCCGAGGGCGACAAGGTGCTCGCCACGCTCGACCCGCTGGCTGCGATGGCTGAATCGGACGCGGCGAAACTCGACGCCATCCTCCGCGAAGTTGACACCGGCTCGCCTGAATTGCAGCAGATGCTTTCAGACTTGGCGGAGGACGCTGGGCTGTATCAGGACGAGGCGCAGGAGATCGTCGAGGACGAGGTGCTTGAGCCGCCAGCGGATCCGATCACGAAGCCGGGCGACCTGTGGGTTCTCGGAGAGCATCGCCTGCTCTGCGGCGACTCGACGAAGGCGGAGGATGTGGAGCGGCTGATGGCGGGGGCGAAGGCTGATCTGTGCCTGACAGACCCGCCGTACGGGCTTGGAGACACCACCAGCGACAAAAACAACTACAACGAATACGACGACACCAGAATCAATCTCATCAAGACGATCAGCGGTTTCTTCCCACTTGCAAAGAGTGTCGCAAAGTGCGTCGTGTTCACGCCCGGAAACGGCAACACATCGCTCTATGAATCGCCAACTTGGACAATGGCATGGTTCACGCCTGCGGGTGTTGGAAGAGGGCCGTGGGGCTTCTGTTGCTGGCAGCCGATTCTTTGCTATGGCAAAGACCCAAAGCTGGCAAAGGGCAAAGGATGCCACCCGGACGCTCTGACTCATACGGAAGCGTCAGAGAAACTTGGACACCCCTGCACGAAACCAATCAAGTTGTGGTGCTGGCTAATGGAGAGAACTAGCGAAAAAGGCGAGACAATCTATGAGCCATTTGGCGGTTCCGGCACCACGCTGATAGCCGCCGAGCAACTCGGCCGCAAGTGCTACGGGATGGAGATCAGCCCGGCGTACTGTGACGTTATCGTGAAGCGGTGGGAGACGCTGACCGGCAAGAAGGCAGAACTGGAAACGCCCGCCAAGAAGTCGAAGGCGAAATAACGCATGGCGGAGGACCGCCTCCAGAAAGCCGCCGCAGCCGAGAAAAAACTGCGGGAGCAGTTGAAGGACGTTCGTGCCATTCGCCGCCGGTTGGGCGGTGATCGCGACGCCTACGATTCCCACAAGGACCGGATGACCGAGCGGTCGGCTCGGATGTCGGAGGCGGGCCGGGACATCGGCGAGATCCCGCAGGTTGCCGATCAGCCTCGACGCGATGCGTGCCGGGCAAACTTCCGGCTCTTCTGTGAGACATACGGGAAAGAGGCGTTCGTCCTTGCATGGTCGCCAGACCATCTGCTCGCCATAGCCAAGATCGAGGCAGCCGTTCTCCGTGGCGAGTTGTTCGCCTTTGCCATGCCTCGCGGAAGTGGAAAGTCGACCATGTGCGAGTGGGCCTGCCTGTGGGCGATCCTATACGGCCATTCGTCGTTTGTGATGCTGATCGGGGCGGACGCTGCCATCGCTCAATCCCAACTCGACAGCATCAAGGCCCAGGTTGAAACGAACGAGCTTCTCGCGGCTGATTTCCCCGAGGCGATCTATCCAATCCAGCGGCTCGACCGTATCGCCCAGCGGGCGCACGGGCAGACCTATAAGGGCAAGCCCACGTCGATTGAGTGGACTTCTGACACCGTGACGATGCCGTGGATTCCCGGCTCTCCCTGTGCCGGTGCGGCGATCCGGGTGGCTGGCATCACTGGGAGAATCCGAGGCATTAAGCACACGCGACCAGACGGCAAGTCGGTGCGTCCCTCGCTGGTGCTGATCGACGATTGTCAGACCGATGAATCGGCCTCGTCGCCTGCCCAGGTGCATACGCGGGAAAAGATCCTCTCCGGTGCGATCCTTGGCCTCGCCGGGCCGGGGGCGAAGATCAGCGGTCTCGCCACGATCACGGTCATCCGCCCCGACGACCTGGCCGACCGACTACTCGACCGGGCGAAGCATCCGGCATGGCAGGGCGAGCGGACGAAGCTCGTCTACGAGTGGCCGACCGCAGAGGATCTCTGGAGCCAGTACGCCGAGTTGCGGCGCGAGGGCCAGCGGAACGGCACTGGCACCGGGGCGGCAGACGACCACTACCGGCAGAACCAAACGGCGATGGACGCCGGCGCTCGCGTGGCGTGGCCCGAGCGAAAGAACGAAGACGAGCTCTCCGCGATCCAGCACGCTTGGAATCTGCGGATTGACCGTGGAGAGTCGGCGTTTCTGGCTGAGTACCAAAACACGCCGATCGCCGACGACATAGCGAGCGACAAGCTCGACAAGCGGAGCCTCGCCCTGCGGGCCACGACATTGGAGCGTGGGAAAATCCCACTCGACCACCAGACGCTAACGGCGTTTGTCGACGTGCAGGAGAAACTCCTCTTCTGGCTCGTCGCCTCGTGGAATCAGTCGTTCGGCGGTCACGTCGTGGCCTACGGCACCTTCCCTGACCAGGCTTCGTCGTTCTTTGAGGCGAAGCACGCCAAACGGACGCTCGCCCAGGCGGCGAAGGGGGCGGGCTTCGAGGCGTCGCTTCACGCCGGTCTGGAGTCGGTCTCTCAGTTGCTCATGGGCCGCGACTGGAAGCGTGAGGACGGGGCGGCGATGCG